TACCTAGGCCAAGAGGTCCGTGTGCTTCTGTGGAGGCCTGGGCTATCCTCGGGCTAGGAATGCTCCGGCCAGCAAGCCACTCAACCAGATGACGAAGTCCGGAATGTCACTGATGAGAAGGTGAGCCATGAGGATGAGAACCAACCCGCAGAAGAGGGACAACCGTCCATCCCACTTGTCAGCTTCTTGCTGATTCATCTCGCGACGCTCTTCGTCGTCCCAAGCTTGTCCATTCATCGCGTTGCTCCGAAGTATGGGACTGAGCCTTCTTGCTGCAAGTCCGAGGGGGAGGGCCAAAATCCGTAGAGTCGTTTCCACTTGCGAGCGGCAGCCAAGTAGATGGACGCCATGTTGAGGGAGGGGAACTCCCTTTGCCTCTTCCGCTGAGCCTCCAACCGCTCGTCCCAAATCTTCTGCTTCTTGGCTGCTGCGGCGTCCCTCAACTTCTGCTTGAGGTCGTCCGACATTGGACCGCTACGAGGGGCTGCGGGAGTCCGTGGTGCGAGTGCTGCGATCTTCCCTTGCTTCCTGAGTTGGGAGCGGTACCACTTCACTGAGGCGATCTTCGTCTTGGCATCCGGGAACGCCTCCAAGACGGCGGCGAGAGCTTCCTTGTCGGAGGCTCCATCAACGATGGCCTTCTTGGCCACGTCTCCGATCTTCATTGCTACCTCTCTAGTTGAGATTGGGTGCAGCCATTGTAACAAAGCGGAGGGGCTGGGCTGTCCACAGTGGAGCACCCCTCCGCCTTGTGTTGGCGGCTTAGTTCATCAAGCCTCCTTTGTCGCCTTCTAGGACGACTTGCTGCGGGGGCGGAAGGGAACCATCGTCCCGGCGGCACGCATCTTGGA